TACTTTCTCTGCAACAGATAAAGGAACAAAACTTTTATATTTAAATGGAACTGATGTTGTAGATTCTAACATTGGAAAATTATCTAATGATGCAGCTCCACAATTATCTGCAAATTTAGATACTAATGCAAAAAATATTATTATTGATTCTACATATGGAATTATAGATGAAAATGCTAACGAACAAATTAAATTTTCAACAACTGCATCAGCTACAAATGAAATTACAATAGCAAATGCTGCAGCTGGAAATTCTCCAGTTATTTCTGCAACAGGTGGAGATACAAACGTTGGATTAACATTAACTCCAAAAGGTGATCTTGGAAGAATTACATTAAATGGTGAATCAAAAGTATTTGGTATTTTTGAAGGTGCAACAATTTCTACAACTTTCATAACATCATTTACATATGATACACTTACACAAGCTGTTTATTTTCAAAATGTTAACTTAGGTGCAAACTTTACAGTTAATTTAAGAGGAAATTCTTCAACTGCATTAAACGCGGCTTTAAATACCGGTGAATCTGCAACAGTTGCATTAATTACAAAACAAGGCAACACAACATATTACAATACATCTGTTTTAGTTGATGGCACATCTACAAACGTTACAGTCGTTTGGCAGGGTGGTACAGCCCCAACAGCTGGAAATACTTCATCTAATGATGTTTATTCTTACACAGCTCTTAAAACAGCAGCATCAACATACACAGTACTAGCAGCATTAACGCAATTTAAATAAGGAGAAGAAAGAATGCCTTTAAACTCAACACGTGGAGCTGGATCAGCAAAAGGATTTGGATTTACAGCTGGAAAAAACCCACCGATAGATGTAGATTATTTAGTAATAGCAGGTGGTGCCTCTGGTGGAGCTGGTCAAGAAGGTGGTGGAGGTGGTGGAGCTGGAGGTTACAGAACATCTTTTCCAGGTGGAACAAAAATTACTTTAGAAACAGGTTCAACAGTACCAATTACAGTTGGAGGTGGAGGAGCTGCTATTCCTTCAGGAAGTCCAACACGAACACGAGGAAATAATGGAAGTGATTCAATATTTAGCACAATTACCTCAACAGGTGGAGGAGGTGGTGGTGCCCATGACTCAGTACCAGCTAATGCTGGCGGTTCAGGTGGAGGAAATGCATCTCCTTCTCCTGGTTTTGGAGCAGGAAATTCTCCTCCAACAAGTCCTCCTCAAGGAAATAATGGTGGAGATAGCACAAGTGCTACTTTTATGGGAGGTGGAGGTGGCGCAGGAGAAGCTGGCGACACTGACGGTGATTCTTATGGTGGAGATGGTGCTGCTTCTTCAATAACAGGTTCTTCAGTTACAAGAGCAGGTGGAGGTGGAGCATATCGAGGTGGTCCTGGAGGAGATGGCGGCGGTGGCGCAGGTGCACCTCAAGGAGGAGCTGGAACTGCTGGAACAATTAATACAGGTAGTGGTGGAGGATCTAACGGTAGCCCTAACCAAGCTAGTGGAGGTGGAGGATCAGGTATTGTTATTATAAGAGCTCCGGGAGCAAGTGGACCAAGATTTTCAGTATCTCCAGGAACTAATACTAAAACAACGAGCCCAGCTCCAGATGGAGCCGCTACAATATTAACATTTACAGTTAATGGAAATATAACATTATCATAATATGGCTCATTTTGCAGAATTAGATATTAATAACAAAGTTCTACGAGTAAACGTAGCATGTAATATAGATATTCAAAACAATGGGGGAGAACAGTCTGAACAAGCAGCAGAACATTTTAAAACAGTATCTCCATTATCTGAAAACGGTGTAAAATGGGTTCAAACATCTTACAATAATAATTTTAGAAAACAATATGCTGCGATAAATTACACTTATGATTCGATAAAAGATAAATTTATAAGACCTCAACCTTATCAATCTTGGAGTTTAGATAATAATGATGATTGGCAAGCTCCAATATCTTGTCCAATAACTTATACATTAAATTTAACAAATTTAGATGGAACTCCAAAACAAGACCCTTATATTTGGAACGAAGTTAATCAATCTTGGGATCTACAATCAATTTCTTAAGTCTAGCTCTTAATTTTCCGATCATAATTGAATATTCTTCATTAATCTTAATTAATGTTTCTATATGCAATTCATGTTTTTCAATTCGATCTAATAATTCTTTATTAAGTTCTACTTCAGATTTCTTAACCATTTTTTCCATCTGAAGATTAGATTCTAATTCTTTTATTTTATCTTCTAAATTCATTTTTTAAACGAAGAGGGTAAACCTAAATGTGGTCTTCTATCAAATAGATTTTCCTTTGATCCTTTCGTTGCTTCATTATTATAATGCAAAAACACTTGACCACAATTTTCACCTTGAAACACGTCTCTCCAATGTTCTAATAAATTTCCTCTGTAGACTAACATATCACCAGATTTTAAATCAACTTTTATTCCTTTTGGTGCATTAGGTTTTACTGAGTTCTGTTTTTCATTTATTACATTATCTGCACCCGTTGGATCTAAATAAATTGGCCAAGGATCCCCTCCTAAATTTAGAGTTGTAGATATTTCACAACTAAATCTATCTTTATGACGTTTTAGTATATCTCCTTTTTTATAAATACGGGCATACGAATAATTAGGTGTTAATTTTAAACCAGTTAACTTTTGCAGGATAGGATGAACTTTAACAAGTAAAGTTTCCATAGCTATATCTCCATAATGAGAATAGGTGTTAGGTACTTGTTGATCGGTCCATACACCAAAGTATTCGGTAAAAGGTGATATGAAACGAGTGTCAAATAAAGTTTGAGCAACTCTTCTTTTAAGTAAAAAGTATTTATAAATAAAATCAGCCATTTCTTCAGAGATAGCTTTTTCTATAATTATATATTTCTTTTTTTTAAAACTCATTTTATTATAATATTTAATATCATTTTTTAATCTTTTGTAAATTAAAAATAATTAAAATTTATGTTTTAGTTTCATAATTTATTTATAAGGATATCCTAAATTCCAAATTACAAGTGAGTATCTAATTCCTTTAGTTACTGGTCTAACTCTATGCCACACAAAACTAGGAAACACGACTATAGATCCTCTTGGTAAAATTTCTAAACATTTTTTAATGTTTTGTTTTTTTGTTGCTTCTGGATTATTAAAATTAAATTCAAGTTCTCCTCCTTTATAATCTTTTGGGTCAGATAAAGAACATGTAACAGATAATTTCCTTATTTTTCCATGGAAGTTTAAATTTTCTGGATTATTATATGGAGTGTCCCAAGAATCACAATGCCAATCATAATATTGTTCTTTAGAATATTTTGTGAACTGGCAAGATTCAGACCAATTCCATTCAAAATTCCAACCTGCTGATTTATTAGCTTGATTTACATAAGGCTGAATTTGATCATATATCCAACGATCATTCATCCATACTATATTAGAATTTCTTTTTTTCTTTAAATCTTTTGTTTCTTTTTTTGTAAGGGGATTTAATTTAAGATTTCTTTTACTCTCTATATTTCCTGTAAGAGCTATTTGTTCTTGATTTTTTTTTCCATAAGCAATAAGTTCATCACAAAATTTAGGTGACAAAACAGATTTAAAATACCAATAATAATTTTGTAAATTCATACTTTTTATGTATAAGGATATATATCTATTTTAAGTATTTTTGTCTAGTAAGTATGAACATTAAATTTGTAAATGAATGCCTTATAAATGTTTTATGGCATGAAAATAGTAGCTATCAAGTAGAAGGTTTATTAAAACAATCTAATCAATACTATAAATTTGATATTAGAAATTTAAATGATTTTCCAGAAGATAAAAAAGGTAAACTTATTAATTCTAAAAGTCAGGCAGATAAAGTCTTATTTGAAGACGATATAAATTGGATATTAGTAGATACTCAAGAATTGATTAAACACATGAAAGAATTCAATTTAAAAGAAGTAAAATTAGAAGAATTGATTAAAAGCATAGAATGGAATATAGTGCTTCCAAAAAAGTAGTGCATTTACTAATATAATCTATATAAAGGAAGGCTTATGCCTTTACAGAAGATACAATTTAAGCCTGGATTTAATAAACAACAAACTGCAACCGGAGCCGAAGGGCAATGGATTGATGGTGATAATATTAGATTTAGGTATGGTGAACCACAAAAGATAGGTGGATTCCAGCAACTCGTTGCTAGCACCTTGGCAGGTCCAGCGCGTGACCAGCATACTTGGACTGCATTAGATGGTAAAAAATATGCAGCAATAGGAACTTCTAAAATATTAGCTATTTATTATGAACAAGATTTTTTTGATATTACACCACTTGGAACAGCTTTAACATCTTGCACCTATACATCAACAACTGGATCAGCAACAGTTACGATTAATAAAGTAGCACACGGATTAGAAGTTGGAGATTATATTATCTTTACAAGTGTTACAACTCCAGGACCTACTACAACAAGTTATACATCCGCAGATTTTACAACTAATACTTTTGAAGTTAAAACAGTTCCAACATCAGGAACTTTTACAGTTACAATGCCATCTAATGAGACAGGCACTGGTGTTACTGCAGGTGGATCTTTAACAACAACTCCTTATATTGAAATAGGGCCTACGTTTCAAACTCCTGCATTTGGTTACGGTACAGGATATTGGGGTGGAACAATTCCAACTTCAGTTACAACTTTATTAAATGGAGCAATTGATAATTCTCAAACAACTATTACAGTAGATTCAACTGCTGCATTTCCAACAACTGGAAGAATAGATATTGACACAGAACTAATTACTTATACTGGAAAAACTGCAACAGATTTTACAGGTTGTGTTAGAGGTGCAAACGGATCAACAGCTACATCTCATTTAGATAATGCGATAGTAACTAATGCAACAAGTTGGGTTGATTGGGGAGAAGAATCAAATACTGTAGGTGTTACACTTGCACCAGGTTCCTGGTCACTTGATAACTATGGACAAATTCTAGTCGCTACAGTTAAGAATGGATCAACTTATACTTGGGATCCATCTGCTGCAGGAAGATTAAGTGTAAGAGCTACGATAGTTTCTAATGCTCCAACAACTTCAATTTGTTCTGTTGTATCAGATAGAGACAGACATTTATTTTTATTTGGAACAGAAACTACAATTGGAGATCCATCAACTCAAGATCCAATGCTTATAAGATTTTCAAATCAAGAAGATATTAATACTTGGAATCCAACAGTTACAAACACTGCGGGTACATTTAGACTAGATACTGGAAACGAAATTATCGGAGCACTACAAGGTAAAGATTATATTTTAGTTTTAACAGACCAAGCAGCTTATACAATTCAGTTTGTTGGACCACCCTTTACATTTTCAATTAGACAAGTTGGTACGAACTGTGGATGCATTGGTCAACATGCAATGGTATACGCACAGGGCGCTGTATTTTGGATGGGATTTGGAGGAGGTTTTTTTGCATTTGATGGAACGGTAAAACAATTACCCTCACTCGTTGAAGACTTTGTATTTACAAATATTGGAGATAATTTAGGTATTAACTATGATGCAAGTCAAATAACTTATGCATATCATAATTCTTTATATAATGAAGTAGGTTGGAATTATTCAAAAGCAGGATCGACTCAAGTAGATAGAAATGTAGTTTATAACTTTGTTGAAAATACTTGGTCAGTTGGAACATTAGCTAGAACAACTTATAATGATGCCGTTACTTTTGATTTACCTTATGCAACACAATATATCACAAATGGTACACCAACGTTTCCTACTATTAATGGTGTAACTAATACTTATGGTTCATCTAAATACTGGGCACAAGAAACGGGTGTTAATGAAGTAGATGCAAGTGGCAATGCAACAGCTATTGCTGCTTATATTAAATCTGGAGATTATGACATATCAGAACAAGGTTTAGGTGGAGATGGTCAGTTAATTATGCGTGTTAAAAGATTTATTCCGGACTTTAAAAGCTTAGAAGGCAATGCAAAAATAACTTTATTCTTTAGAGATTATCCAGCAAATAGTGAATCAACACCTTCTACAACACCGCCATTAATTACTGGACCTTTTACAATTACATCATCAACTGATAAGGTAGATACGCGCGTACGAGGAAGACAGGTAAGTTTAAAAATTGAAAACGATGCAGTTAATGAAACTTGGAGGTATGGAACTTTGAGATTAGATATTGAAGCAGGCGGAAGAAGATAATGGCAAAAATTACAGCTTATATACCAGAACCAACGGACACTTATGATGTTAATAATCAAAGACAAATACTTGAATCACTTAATACAATTAAGAATCAACTTAACTTTGGATATCAACAAGATTTAATTAACGAACAAGCAGCGATGCTACAATTTATGTACGGAAATCAAAATGGATTTGGATGTGATACAGGTACTCCATCTAATCCTACAGTCATAGTTCCAGGTGGAAATAGTGTAGATGCGTTTGGAAGATTAAGAGTTTCTAATCCACTTACAATCTTTGACAGTAAAAGTATTATGTCAAAGAATACTTTATTTGATGAATCTACTGCAAATGGTGGAAGTGTTACTTATACAGCTAATAAGTCTACAGTTAATTTAAATGTAACAGAAGCAGCAGGATCTAAAACAATAAGACAATCTAAAAGAGTTATGTCTTATCAACCAGGTAAGTCATTACTTATATTTAATACATTTGTAATGAATACTTTGACTGCGAACTTAAAACAAAAGGTAGGTTTATTTGATGCAAATAATGGAATATTTTTTACTGCAGATGGAACAACTCTTAAAATAGTAAGAAGAACTTATACATCAGGTGCAGCAGTTGATACTGAAATATCACAATCTAGTTGGAATGGGGATACCTTAAATGGAAGTGGTCCAAGTGGTTATACATTAAATGCAGCAGCATCAAATATATTATTTATAGATATTGAATGGTTGGGTGTAGGATCTGTTAGAGTTGGATTTGTTATTAATGGTCAATTAATTACAGCGCATACTTTTTATAATGCTAATAGTTTAACAACTGTTTATATGCAAACAGCCAATCTTCCAATTCGTTATGAGATTGAAAGAGATGGAACGTTAACTGCGGGGACTTATACATTACAACAAATATGTTCTTCTTGTATTTCTGAAGGTGGATATTCACCTGAAGGATTAGAACAAATGGTTGGAACAGGTACTGTTAGTGCTGGTGTAAATTTATCAACTGCAAATACTTATTATAATATTGCAACGATTAGAATTAAAACTTCAAGACCATATGCTGTAATAGTACCAGCAGGATTAGATATATTAAACATATCTAATGGAGATTTTGAATGGGGTTTATTTGTTAATGCAACTCCGTCTAGCCCATTTTCATATTCAAGTTTTAGTGATAATGTAGAATATGATTTAACTACCTCTGATTTAACTTCAACGGGTACAAGAATCGCTGGTGGTTATTTAGGTGGTAAAACTGCACCCTTTGCTTTAGGTGGAGATTTCATAGCATTTTCAAATCAACTTGGACAAACTATTGCAGGTGTGTCAGATACTTTAACACTAGGTGTAAGACCAGGAACAGCTAATGGAGATGTGTCTGGTTTATTAAAATGGTATGATTTAACATAATGGCTATATTTTATAAAAATCAAGGATTTAATTTATCAACTACAAATGCAACAACTGTATTAAGTATTAATACTTCTTCAGTTGCAATCGTTAAAGATATTGCTGTAACTAATACAGGATCAAATGCAGTTACATTAGATATGTATGTTTATGACTATTCAGCATCTACAACATATCAATTTATACATGCAAGTGTTGCAGGTTCGTGCAATGGTAATGCTGCTCAGACAGTCTTGAATTTAGAAGAAGGAGATGCTATATTAGCACAATCAGCAACTGTTGATGTTATTAAAGGCGTTATCAGTTATGCATTATTAGATAGAATAGGAACGAATGGATAAAATAGTTGAAATAGAATGTAAGACAGAAGAAAGTTTTAAAAGTAAAACAACTGGAAAGACTTACAAATCTAAAGAAGAATTTTTAAAAGAAAATAAAGAAGAAGATTTAATAGTAGACCTTACTGTTAAAGTAACAAATAAAGGTTTAGAATTATTAGAGAAAGTAATGAATCAAAAATGAACCCCAGGGGCGGAACAGAATTACAGGTAGAATTACTTGAGAAATACGCAGATAAAAAATTACTAGATCAAGTACAAATAACTACATCCGTACCGGAAAAAATACCATTACATCCAACTAAACCAAACATTCTTTGGCAACAAAATTCATACGATCAACCTAATTTAGCTCCTTGGTTTAAGGATAAAAACAATCATAAAAAATATGATTGGTATGTATTTAATTCTCATTGGTCTTATGAAAAATTTAGAATGATGTTTGATATACCAACAGATAGATGTTTAGTTATTAAGAATGCAATAGATAAAATTGAACCTGGAAAATTAAACTATAATAAAGGTGATCCTATTAAATTAATTTATACTTCAACGCCGTGGCGAGGATTAAATGTGCTACTTGCTGCAATGCAACTTGTTAAAAATAAACTAGTTCATTTAGATGTATATTCATCAACTCAAGTATATGGAAATGATTTTAAATCTAAAAATGATGATAAATTTAAAGATTTATATTCACAAGCAGGTTCTTTACCTAATGTAAGTTATGTTGGTTATAAACCTAATGAATTTATAAAAGATAATCTTAAAAACTATCATATGTTTGCTTATCCTAATATTTGGGAAGAAACATCTTGTATTGCTGCAATAGAAGCAATGGCTGCAGGATTATATTGTATTACAACTGATTATGGTGCTTTGTTTGAAACATGTGCAGAGTTTGCAGTTTATGTTCCTTATGAAAAAGAATTTGTAAGATTAGCTAACACCTTTGCTTCAGTTATTGATGCAGCAGCGGATCAACTACATGATGCAAAACTAAAAGAACATTTAAAATTTCAAATGGATTATACAAACAGATATTATTCTTGGGACCTGAGAGCTGGTGTTTGGAATAGATTTTTACAAGGAGTGATAGATGCAAGATTCAAGTAGACCCATATGGTTTAAAAAAGAAAATCATTCCATTGGAATGGGCATCGGGAAACCAGATGTTAGAATATATGTAGCAACACCTGTTCATAGTGAGTGTTCAATTCATTACACACAAGCATTATTAAAATTTCAACAATCATGTATGATGAATAATATCATGGTATCTTTTTCACTTCTTAAATCATCATTGGTTACACAGGGAAGAAATTTATGTGTTGCTAATTTTTTAGGAGACCCTGGTGATTATACACATATGTTATTCATAGATTCTGACATTGATTTTAAATTTGATACAATAATGAAGATGTTAAAGTTTGATAAAGAAGTAGTAGCAACTCCTTATCCTATGAAACATATTCATTGGGAACAAATATGGGAAAGAATACAACAAGGTAAAATTAAAAATAAAGATGAGTTAATGAGAGCTGGATTTATCTATCCAATAAAAATGGAAGGTTTAGTAGATAATGTTAAAAAAGAAATAAGTATTGTAGATGGTTTAATTGAAGTATCTCATGCCCCTACCGGATGTATGTTAATTAAAAGACAAGTATTTAATAAAATGATTAAAGCATATCCTGGTGATTTTATAGATCAGGCAACGATTGTAAATGGAGAAGCTAAAAACAATCCATATATGTATAATTTCTTTGATACAGTTCATGATCCAGAAAATAAAAAATACTATGGAGAAGACTTTGGATTCTGTAGAAAATGGACTGCAATTGGTGGAAAATGTTATTGTTACGTAGATGATTATATTACACATGTTGGCGAATACCAATATAATGGTAGATTAAAAGATAATCTTGAAATGGTTAATACCGTTGACGATTCATTAAAAAACAAGTAAAGTATACGTTTTCAGGACTCTGTGCCTGCCTATAATAACTTATTAATATGACAATAGCGCGAGCACAAATGTATAGACAATTATATCAAATGGGTGGAATAGGAACATTACCAATGGATTTTGGTCAATCCTTACAAGTACCTCAACAACCACAATCTATGTTTACTACAACAGGAAGTGCAACATCTAGTCCATTATTAAATTATGGGCAATCTCAATTAGGTCAAGCAGGTGGAACACCTTTAACAAGAAATGGTTATCAAGAAGGTGGAATGGGAATGACACAATTAGGATCTCCACAAGAAGAACCTATATTTCCAAGATTAGAAACTTTAAATCAAAATTTAGGTCAAGCAGAACAAACATTAGGAAGTCCTTCTAATAATCAATTTAATATTTCGCCTATGACTTCTGCATTTACAGGAAGATCTCAAATGAATTTAGGTGGAAGAATAGGTTATCAAGAAGGTGGAATGGATCAAATGATGCAACCACAAATGCAAGATCCTATGATGCAAGAACAAATGATGCAATCACAGATGCAACAAACGCCGGAAGGAATTATGAGTATGATGCCACAAGCAGCAAGTGGCGGGCAACAAGGTATGCCACAAGAAGGTGGACAAGAAGAAACAGCTCTTCTTACAATTATACAATTATTAATAGAACAAGGAGTTCCACCAGAACAAGCAGAAGAACTTGCAATGCAAATATTACAAGTATTTAATCAAGGTGGTCAACCTGCTGTTGAAGAATTTGCAAATCAATTAGAACAAGAAGAAGGAATGCCAGAAAATAGAACTATGATGGCAGGTGGTGGTATTACAGGAATATATCCAAGACAAGGTTATTTTTTTAAAGGAGTTGTTAAAGCAGTTTCAGGCGCAGTTAAAGGAGTAGCAAAGGCAGTTAAATCAGTTGCTAAATCTCCAATTGGAATGATTGCATTATCAATAGCAGCACCTTATGCAATTGGAGCATTTGCTCCGGGTTTTGCAACACTTGGTGGATCAGGTTTTTTAGGAGGTGCTTTAAGAGCAGGTATATCTAATTTAGCAGTACAAGGAATTTTAACAGGGAAAATAAATCCTAAACAAGCTTTACTAGCTGCAGCAGCTGGTGGTGCAATGGCAGGTTTTCAAGGAGCAGGAAATGTAGGTCAAACAACTGGAATAACTCCAGAGGGAATTAATTTAGATGCAGCATATGGTGATATGACATCAAATCTTTCTAGTAATTTAAATCAAACTGGAATTACTCCTGAAGGAATTAATTTAAGAGCAGCATATGAATCACCTAGTATAACAGCTACTGGTCAAACTAGTGCTCCAACAAGTATTCTTGATAAAGGAATAACAAGTATTAAAGATTTTGGAACTAATTTAATGAATAATCCAATTCAAACAATTGGAAAATATGCAACCTCTGCATATGATACTGTAAAAGAAAATGCTCTTCCTTTAGCAACTGGATTTTTAGCAGGTTCTTCATTAGCACAACAACCTGGTGAATCGGATGATGAATATGCTTCAAGAGCAGCAAGAGATGCTAATGTAGCAGCTTACATAACTCAATACGGAGGAGGATCAAAACTTTATTCACCTAGTTTTTATTCAATGGAAAAAGCAATAGATCCGTTTGCAGGTAGAACTACTTTCGCTGCAACAGGCGGAAGAATTGGTTATGAATATGGTTCAATGCCAATGGGAGAACCAAGAAAAAACCCAGCAGGAATCATGGAATTAGATTATAGAGCAAAAGGTGGATTTGTTCCTCCAGTTGGTATAAAAGAAAAGGCAGACGATATACCTGCTATGTTATCTAATAATGAATTTGTATTTACTGCCGATGCTGTAAGAAATGCAGGTGGTGGTAATGTTAATAAAGGAGCACAAAGAATGTATGGATTAATGAAACAACTTGAAAGTGGAGGAAGAGTATAATGGCTGAAATTCAACAACAACAAGTATTACCCGCACCACATATAGAAGCAGCAAGTAAAGTATATTTAGAAGATTTAGCAAAAGGTATTGGAGCTGCAAGACAAGTTGATTTATCAAAACTTTATGGTGAACAATTTGTAGCACCAGAATCTGCACTTACACAACAGGCAAGAGCTTTAGCTCCAGGACTTGGTTCTTATCAACCTTTTTTACAAGCAGCGCAAACTCAAGTACAACAAGGTCCATCGGCATATCAACAATATATGTCTCCGTATCAACAAGCAGTTATTGATACAAGTTTAAGAGAATTTGATATTCAAGCACAAAAAGGTTTACCTGGACTTGCAGCACAAGCAATTCAAGCAGGAGCATTTGGAGGAGGACGTGAAGGAGTTCAAAGAGCTCAATATCAATCTGAAAGTGATAGAAATAGAGCATTGTTATTAGCACAATTACAACAACAAGGATTTGGTCAAGCACAACAATTAGCTCAACAAAATTTATCAAATCAATTAAATTTAGCATCAGCAAGTCCAGGTTTTGTAGGACAACAAATTGCAGGTTTACAAACATTAGGTGCAGGAGAAACTTCTCAACAACAAGCTATATTAGAGGCTCAAAGACAACTTGCACAACAACAAGCTTATCAACCATTAAACGTTGCAGAACGATATGGTGCAGGTATTACTCCATTAATTGCAGGATATCCTGGAAGAGACATACAAACCATTACTCCATCACCTAGCCCAATATCAAACATATTAGGTATTGGATCAACTTTGGCTGGTATTTACAGTAAATTTAATCCAGCTCCGTTATTTGGTGGTAAATAATAATGTCTAGAATATTAAAAAGACCAATGTTTAGAATAGGTGGATCTGCAAATGATGGAGTTATGTCTATGGCAGCACCTAGAAGAAATTATCAACAAGGATCACCTAGAGAGGAAAGAGTAACTAAATCAGCAGAAGAATATGCTAGATTATTAGAAAAATTCGCAGGACCTGGCCCTAGTGTATCTAGTGATTTAGGGGATTTATTAATTTCTGGTGGTTTAAATTTGTTATCTGGAAGAGGTGCAGGTAAAGGAACATTAGGATCAATTGCTGAATCTTATAGGGATCCATATACAGCGTTTTCAAAGGCAAGAGCAAATGAAGAAGCTCTTAAAAGACAACTTAAAATGACTGCAGCAACTCAAGCAATAAGTTCTGATGAAGCTAGAGAACTTCAAAAAATGAAACTTGAAGCTGCATTGGCAGAAGACAGACAAAAACTAGAAATAGACAAAAGAAAATTAGCTGCTACAACTGATGCAGGTTCATATCCCATATATGATGTTTTAGAAAATTTTAGAAAACAAGGTTTTAATCCTCAAAAAATTACACAAACAGTTGGAACTGGTGAAAAAATAAAACCAGCTCCTTCAGCTGTATTAAGTATTCCAGAAGGAGAAATATTCTATGATTCAAATAATAATTTATATAAAAAAGTTTCTAAAGAAGTATCTAGTACAGGGTATGTAAGAATTGATAGAGCAGGAAAAGAAATAAAAGCAGAAGCTCCAGCTAAAAAAACTGGATTCTTTGATACTCCTGGAGCAGCATATGATCCTAGATCATGGAATAAACAAAAATTTTACGAATCATTAGCAAAGAAGAATCCGCCTTCAACTATGGAGTAAAATACCATGGCTGAATACATAGATCCATTTGAATCAATTGAAGAAAATCAAAAGGTAGGTTTATTAACTTCTGGAGTTGCAGGTATTGCATCTGGAATTATTAAAATTCCAAAAGGTGTGTTTTCATTAGGTGCTGAACTTATAGATTTAGGTTTTGACACAAGTACTGCATCTTCTGTTGAACAATTTTTTGATGGTATCAATCCATTTGAAGAAGTAGCAAACGAAAGATTATCTGGAAGATTAACTGAAGCATTAGTATCTATTGGTGTTCCTGCAACAGCCGGAGCTAAGGTTGCAACTAAAATTGCAGAAACAGCATTAAAAGCAAAAAGAGCTGGGGCCTATGCCAATTTAACTAGTCCTAATTTAATAAAAGCCACAACTGAAGCACAAAGATTAAACAAACTATCTACAACTCAAAGATATGGAGCAATTGCTGCAGGGGGTGCTGCAGGCGAGGCATTCGTAGCGGACATCGAGAAGCTAGGGACTATTGGAGAAGCATTTGGAGTAGGTCCTACTCAACTTGGAGACATAGATGAAGAAACAGGTGGAAGAGAAGACGCTATAACAAAGTTAATGAACAGATTTAAATTTAGTTCAGAATCATTATTACTTACACCAGTTGTTTATGGAATAGGAGAAGGAGCAAAAAGATTAGCAACTCAAGGAGATGCGCTAGCTTATAGTAGTTCTGCATTGGATAGATTTTTTTTTAGAGTTGGAAGTTTTTTTACTCCAGAAGGAACAAAACCTAGGGCACAATTTCTTGCAAAAGAAACTGAAAATGCCATGATAAGAGCAGATCAACATTTAGCAATGGAACAAGTTGCGAGAATAGACAGAGAAGTAAATAAATTATTTCCAGATACTAATAAATTTTTTAACGCTGCAAGTGATGCAGAAAAAAAAGGTTTTTTAAAAACTTTAGATGAAGCTTTGTTCTCAGGAAAAGTAGATGAAAAAATAGATCAAAATATTGTAGATAGTATTGTAGATACAATGAGAAAACGTGGATCTAGTCCAGAAAACGTAGACACTATTTTAACAGGTATAGAAAAAATAAGAAATCAATATGGTGAATTAATTAATATTGCATCTAAGGGATCAGGAGAATTACCAACAGAGTTAACATTACAATTAAAAAATTTAATGGGAGATAGATTAAAAACTATGATTGGAACCACTTATGAAATTTTTGATAATAAAATTGCTAATGTATTTAATAAATTTACTCCGGCAAAAGATGTTGTAGATAAAGTAAAAAATATATTTATTAGGTATGCTGCAAGAAACGGAAAAGAATTATCTGATTTACAAGCTCAATCTATAGTGGATGATATTTTAGAACAAGCTAAAAATTCATTTCCAACAATAGATAGAATGCCTTCTTTTAAATTTGGTAATTTAACAGTTGGATCTGAAAAAGGAGATTATATTACAAAAACTTTTGCAAGAACTATAGAAGAAAAAATGGCAGGTGGTTTAAAAGATTTAAAAGTTATTGGAAGAGGAAGTAAAGCATTTAGAGAATTATTTGGAGAAGTAAATGATGTTAGACGTTCTATATTTGAAGGTGTTTCAAAATTATCTACAATTGCAAGAAGAAATGAAATGTATGAAGAAATGTTAATAAATGATCAAGTAATAAAATCCAGTATAACTAAAAACACTCCAGTTGGAAAAAAAGGGTTTTTCCATAATTCACTTTTTGAAGCAAAAGAAGCATTTGGTCCAAATACCAAAGTTGTTAAAATAGATGATTATGTAAAAAATGATTTTAAAGGAAGCCCTATTGTAAATGCACTACAAGGTAAATGGACAACAGAAGCTATAGCTGAAGGATTTTCAAACACTTCTCGTATACAAAATTTTATGAGAGGAGAATCAGGTGGAGATTTAGGAAAAACATTTTCATGGTTATATAGAAATTTAATGTTATTACCAAAAGCGGTATCTCAATACGATAAAACAATTTTATCTGTACCTACCCAAATAAAAAATCTTTTAGCTAACTTTATGTTTTCATTATCTAATGGAACAATATTTGAAAGTCCTCAAATAATTGCACAAGCTGCAAAAAGAGCAGGTATGTCCACTCAATTTACAATTGGAAGTCCTTTGTCTAATGAACAATATAGAAAATATTTAAGATTAGGTATAGCTGAAACCGGAGCTGCAAAAGGAGATTTAGATGCATTATTAAGAGACACTAAATTATCTGCAAATGGAAATTTAGGGACAGATAGTATTTTAACACCTTTTGTTAAATCATTAGGAAAAACCGGAGAATTGGCTAAAAAAGGACTTAAAGTAGCTGAAACAGCTTATATAACATCAGATAATTTAGTAAAAATATTTAACTTTGAAGTTGAAGTTGCAAGAAGAGGAGCTGCTTATGCAAAGGCAGGTATTAAAAAAACAACAGATGAATTAGAAAAAGAAGCAGCGGAAATAGTTAAAAACACCGTTCAAAACTATTCGAGAGTAGGTGAGTTTGTAAGATTATCAAGAGGATTACCATTTGGTAACTTCATGTCATTTCCATCAGAAGTATTTAGAACAAGTGGAGGTATTGTAGAACAAATATTAAAAGATTTAAAAGATCCAATTACAGGGTCTATTAATCCAATAACAAGTACAAATATTATGAAAGGTATTGCGATGAAAAGATTAATTGGATCAACAACTGCTCTTGGAACTCTTCCTTATGGACTTGTGGAAGGAGCTCAATCTATATTTGGAGTTTCTGATGAAGAAGCAAAAGCTGCATCTGATTTCGTTGCTCCTTGGGCTAAAGATTCAATGAAAATATTTATGAGAAATCCTGAAACAGAGGAATTATATTTTGTAGATTATAGTAAAATAAATGTGTATGATACATTATCAAGACCATTCGCTACGTTGTTAAGAAATATACAATCAGGTGTTGATCAAGAAAAACCTTTAATGGATGGATTTGTTAGAGGGGTTGCTGAAGCAGCAGGCAGTATATCTAGTCCATTTGTTGAACCTTCTATTTGGACAGAAGCAGTTATGGATATTTGGTCAAGAAATGGTCGTACACCTGAAGGTAAGATATTATATACAGATGAAACTCCTACAGGAGAGAAACTTCAAAGAATTACTATGCACCTTGCTGAAGCTTTAGCTCCAAGTTACAGACCTTTTACAAGAACTTATCAAGCAATAACTGAAACACCTGGAAAAGGTGGAGAACAATATGAAGTTCCATATGAACTTGCAGGAATATTTGGAATGAGAGCTGAAAAAATAGATCCATTAAGAACAATGGCATTTTATATTTCTGATTTTCAAGAAGGTGAAAGAAATTCAAGAAGAGAATTTACCGGTGGCCCAGAAGGGTTATTAACGGGAGAAATAAAAACTGCTAAAGATTTAATTGAAAGATATTATGTTGCAAACAAAGCATTGTTTGGGGTTCAACAAAAAATGTCAAATCATTTAAAAAACGCTGAAGTATTAGGTGTTGCAAAAAATAATCTTGGTAGTTTATTTAAAACTAGAGGGTTATCAGAAGATACTGTAAACAATTTATATCGTGATAAATTTGATCCTTTCTTTCCATCCCAAGGAATTATAGATAGGTTTTCAGAAATATCTAGGACTACAGGACAACCTAACCCATTTATAGAAGCAGAAGGAACATTAAGATCTATGGAAAGAGATTTTAGTAGACAAAATTTAGATAAACGATTTACACCGCAAATACAAAATTATATACCTTCTCTTTCAGAAGACGTTCAACCTTTAAATACACCAATGCCAAATGCTTCTATTTTAACTCCTCCAGTTCAACAATTTGCAGGATTACAAAATGGATTAACACCAACTGAAAACGCTTTATTAAGTCCTGAAGAACAAAGAATTAGACTAAGACAAAGAGGATTAGCATAATGGCAAACGGTAAAGAACCAAAGACAACGGGTGAACATATTATAGCTCTTTATGGTCACATAACTGGCGTAAAAAGAGA